ACTCACGTGTATAGTCTGCAGGTTCCCATATCCATAAATTTTGGTCAGCACCTCTTCGCTCTACAGGGTCTTTAACTGTTGTTTCTTTTAAAAATTCTACCCATTCAGGATAAAATACCACATCACCGGATGTACTAAAATCACAGTCACATTCTTGGGCGGCTAATCTAGGATCACCTAGTAATTCATCTTGTCTTTTTCTCCAATCCTCATTTCGTTCTGGGTGAACATACCAAGGTAATTTAATTGGTAAAAAGTCATTTTCAGCATTTTCAGCTGATACCCATGTTTTATGAAACCAGTTTCCAGTACCATAAGGAGTAGACAACACAATAGCACCACCACCAGTTGCTAACGTTTGTTGAGCAGAAGCCCAAATCTCACCGATTTGTTCAATAAACGCTGCCTCATCGACAATTAGCAAAGATACTGCTTCTGATCGACCAGCATCACTACTTGCTGAAGTGGCTTTAATTTGAGATCCATTACTTAATCGTAATGTTAGTTTGTTATTTTCTTCAGCTTCAATTTTTAACCATGAAGGTAAGTTATCAAACATAAACTTAACCTTGGTTACCATGTTTTTAGCTGTTTCTTGCTTAGTTGCAATACACAACACGTTTTTATCTTTATGGAATAACATTAACCATAAAGAATAACCAGCAGCTAAAGTTGATATACCTAACTGACGAGACTTAAGTACAATTGAATATGGATTATCTCTCCATAAGTGTAATACCTTATCTTGGAAAGGATACAAATTGAATATCACTCGACCTCTTTGTGGGTGCTGGATATTACAATATTTTTTCATAAAGTGGGCTGGATCTTGGGCACACTTTAAGTATTCTTCTCTGATTATTTGTCTTAAATCCTGACTCATAAAAGAGCTACTAGAAAACCAATTGTTGTTATAAAGAAAGCACCTACAATACCTCTAAATTTAGATTCAAGGTCAGTTATCTTTTTATTTCTTTCTTCAATCTGTCCGTCTTTAGCTTTAATAATGCCCTTTTGATCTTCTATTTTACCTTCTAAAACTATTCTTGTAGTATCACAAATAAATAAGGCACTATCTTGTCTAAGGATAATTGTACTCATAGTAGAGATAGAGTCACGAGAAATTACTAATTCTTTTTTAAGATTATCTCTATCAGCTTTAACTAATAAAGCATTTTTTAAGGATTTAATGGGAACTATTACCGTTGAATCACTTAAACGCTGTTGTGAACTGGCTGATGATATCATCATCAGACATACTATTAAGGCGATCGCGTTCTTTTTCATATTGGTCTTTGTATTGTTGAGCTTTTTTAGCAATACCAGCTAATTTAGCTTTGTCTATTTCAATTAATGAGTCTAAAATTTTCCTAGTAGAATCTAAAGATGAAATAATTGTGTCTTTTTTACTAATTTCAAGCGCTAAAGAATCTATAGTTTTTTGGTATTGTTTGTCTTTGTCTGAGGAATAACCTTGTTTATAAGTAAATAACCCATAGATTATTACACCTAATAAACAAACTAAAACCAATTGCAAAAGAAATTTTTTCATATTATCCCACTAAACCACCAGTATTAATTTCAACGTCTCTTTCTTTAAACGCTTTAACTAATTCTGGTTTCTTAATAAACTGTTTTAAGGCAGCCATTTTTTTATCTTTGGCTTCTCCTTTTTCCATGTCTTTAATTTTTTTAACTAAAGTTTTTAATCTGTCTTTAAAATCTTCAAATTGATCATTTGATACTTTAAATTTAGAAGGAGCACCTTTTACTTTTTCTTTTTCAAGTTCATCTTTAGTAGGCTCTCTATCTTCATCATCTGATTCAAACATTTTACCAAACCTACCCATAAGTATGGCTAAATCAGTTGTATCTCCTTTTTTAGCCTTATCCATAGCATTTTGAGTTTTTTTCAAAAACTCAGGATCTTTATTAATTTTATCCTCAATTTCTCTAGCTTTAGGATCAGTTGATTGAACAGCAGGACCAAAATTTTCTGTTACTGATTCTTCAGATAAAATTTCGTATATGTTATCTTTAATTTGCTTCTTTAATTCAGACAATTTCATGTCCATAAATATCAACCAAAAATTGTTTCTTTAATTTTTGCAATACGTTCTTCAGTACTACCTGAAAGTTTAACTAGTTTTTTAATTTTATGATTACTTCTATATAAAACCAAATGAATAATACTATCAATAGTTTCTCTATATTTCAAATCAGTAGTTCTAACTCCATTATCTTCCATTTCAACACCAACAGGAGACACATAAAAAATATAATCATATTCTTCAACTAATTTATAGGCAGCATCACAAAATGCTTCAGCCTCATAATAATCAATTGATTTAGCTGCTTTAGTAAACGCCATAACATCAATTACAGTACGATCTGTAATAATATTTTCATTCATCAATTCAGCACAACGTTCAGCTAAAAATACAAATTGTCCTTTTAATGTTGAATCAGTATTCAATGGAATACCTAAATCACGCAAGTACTTAGAACGTTCAGTAGCAAAATTATAATCTGCAAATTCAGGTAATTCTTTCAAAGCATTTACCAATGTAGTTTTACCTACACTCATTGTTCCACACAATCCTATCTTCATATTAGTTTCTATTTTGACCTGCCTGACCCATTGCTGTTTTGTACCAAGGTAAACCTTCACGATTGCGTCTTCTTTCTTTCCAATCATCATGACTATATTGAATACCATGAATATGATATTCTTTTTTACCATTTGGATGGATTAAAGCTGCTTCTTCCATATTGTGCAATTTCCCTTCCCAAACCCAAGCAATAGTACCATCAGCTTTTACTAATTTTTTACTTGGTTGAAATTTATTTTTATCACTCATAATATTAATATAACATATTTTTTACAAAAAGCCAAACATTATTTCCAGCTAATAATATCACCATGCAAATTATCCCACTCGCATCCTTTATTAATTAATTTAGATACAGCTAAAATACCTTGAGCACCGGATACTGTAATACCACGAGCTGATAAAGCATCTCCTACAAAGTGAACATTCTGGTATTCAACTAAAGCTAAATCACTATGATAAACAAGCGGTTCAGGTGAAAGATATTTTACTTCAGGAACATAAACACCCCAATCATCTTGTAATGTTGGAAATACTTTTTTCATATCTTCAATAAAGTCTTCAATATAATCCCAATACTCACCCATTCCTTGTTGTATAATACTTAGATTATCAATTTGAACAGAACTAACTCTTTCACCTTCTGATGTAGTTGATGGTTTACGAGTTGGACTATAATATAAACCTGTTCCTGCATATTGTAATTCATTTACTACTTTACGTGACCAAGCAAATGGATCTCCAATATTATTAATTTCCATAATAATACCAAAGTTAGTCATGTCATTTCTATATTTAGGATCTTTTTTAGCATGACCATTATAGGAATGATTACCGTAAGTGTCTTCTACAGCAACATAAGCGGCATTATTATTAGTACAAAACGAACGTAATGAAACACCTTTATCTTCAAACTTACGATATAATTTAAAATCATAACTAATGTCGATTAGTTTCTGAAAGTGTTTTTGTGGTGCTTCAAATCGAACTCCAATTTGTACTGATTTAGGTTCAGTTTCTAGTTGATATTCGTCTTGAATATTTTGAGCAAAGTCAATACCTGATTTACCTACTCCAAAAATCAATTCATTATATTCAATAGCGTATTGTCCTTCTTTGCCTTTAACAGTTACATAGACTAAATTAGTTTCAAAGTCAACTTTAAATACACGTTCATTCCAAACAAAATTAACACCTTTAGACACTAAATAATCATACCAATTCTTACCAATTTCATGAAGATAATCTGTACCAACATGCCATACTGGAAATAAACGAAGACCAAAATATGGTTTAATAAAGTCTGGTTCTTCTACTGGATTTGAACATTGTACTTCTTCAGGTTTAGGGTGAAAACGTTTAAAGTTATTAATAACTTCATCCATTAATTCCATTGCTTTCTTTTCACCAACATACT